ATACCGACGCACGCTATCCGATCGGCTCGCGGCTCTGGCTGCTCGATCGCGCCAAGCAAACCGACGCTACGCTAATGCGCGCGCGTGACTACGTGGTCGAAGCCTTGCAATGGTTGATCGATGACGACGTAGTCGCGAGCTTTGATATCCACGTCGAATGGACACGCGCTAGTTTTCTCGGCGTACAGGTGATCGCGCACCAGCCGAGCGGCAAGACGCACCAGTCATTTTATGCGTGGGCGTGGCGCGCGCTTTCGTGACCTTCTGACTGTCCTTCTGACCGTCCTTTCCGTTTCCCTCGATCATGCCCTTTGCGCGTCCCACGCTGGCGGATTTGCGCGGGCAAGTCGCGCAGGATATCGCCGCGGCGCTGCCCGGTGCCGATTCCCTACTGCGGTTCTCAAATTTGGGCGTGACCGGCGATATCCTCGCCAATCTCACTTACCTGCATTACGGGTATCTCGACTGGATTTCTAAGCAGGCGGTACCGTGGACCGCGACGGATGAATACCTCGAAGGATGGGCCGCGCTGCGCGGGGTGACACGCAAGCCCGCCACGACCGCGCGCGGTGCAGTGCGATTTCACGGCACACCGGGAAAGACGATCAGCGCGGGCAGTGCGATCGTGCGCGGCGATGGTGTCGTCTATACGACCGACGACGCCGCGCAAGTGGGGGCAGACAATACGGTCACGGTCCAGGCGACGGCACTTGCCGACGCGGCGGGATTGACCGGCGCGATTGGGAATACAGCGGTGGGCGTGGCAATGACGCTCGCCCATGCGACTGATGGCGTGCAATCTAACGGCGTCGTGGTCGTGCCTTTTACGGGCGGCGCGGACCTCGAAAATAACGACGCGTTGCGCGCGCGCATGCTCGCGGCCTACTCGCAGGACGGCACCGGCGCCACCGCAAGCAATTACGCAGTATGGGCGCTCGAAGTGCCCGGCTGTACGCGTGCCTGGGTCGTGCCGCACGGCTACGGCGCGGGGTCGGTGGTGGTCTACGTCATGTATGACGAAGCCAACGCCGCGACGGGCGGCTTTCCGGTTGGAACAGATGGCGTGTCGCGCTTCGAGGCGGGGCCGGGTGGACTGCCGCGCGCGCCGGTCGCGACCGGCGACCAAGGCACGGTCGCGGATTATCTCTATCCGCGCGAGTCGCCGACCGCGCTCGTGTTCGTCGTTTCACCGCTCGCGCAGCCGATCGCGTTCACGCTCGCGGGCGTGCCGCTCGCGCTACAGGATGCAGTCAGCGCGGCGATTGCGGCGACGCTGCGTAGCGAAGGCTCGCCGATATCGTCGGTCGTGGCGCTGTCGGACATCTGGCGTGCAATTGCACGCGTGCCCGGCGTGCGCGACTTCCTGATCTTGTCGCCGAGTGCGGATATTCCCGTTAGTGCGGGCCATCTGCCGGTACTCGGCGTAGTGACGTGGGCGTAGCGCGAGGGCGAAATCTGATGCGCGCTCCCCACTACACCGCGAGCGACTTCGTACGCGTCTTGCAAGCGCTCTTGCCACGCGGGCGTGTCTGGCCGCGCGATCACGATACGACCATTACGGCGACGCTCGAAGGGCTCGCGCCGACCTATGCGCGACAGACCGAGCGCGATGCGGCGCTGCTCGATGACGCGTTCCCGGCATCGACGGTCGAGCTTCTGCCTGAATGGGAATTGACGGTCGGGCTTCCCGACGCCTGCTCGGAACTCGCGCCGACGCCCGCCGCGCGCCGCGCACAAGTAGTCCGCAAACTCACCGGCGCTGCGGATGACTCGCGCGCGTTCTTTGCGGACTTGATCGCGAGTCTCGGCTTCACTATGACGATGACTGAGTATCGGCCCGCCCAAGCAAGCGTCAGTCGCGCGGGCGATCGCGTCTATTCGCAAGAGTGGGCGTTCGTGTGGACGCTCACGGAGATTCAGGCACCGCGCTTTGAAGGCGCGCGCGCGAGCGCACAAACCGAACTCGCGCGGCTGCATCTTCAATGCCTGATCAACCGCTACGCGCCCGCGCATATCGTGACGCAGTTTGTTTTTCCAGAGTAGCGCATATGTACTACATCGATGACAAGGATGCGGTCGCGACGCGGCCGGCGCCCGCGCCGCTTCAGACGCCGGGCTGGTTTTGGTCGGGCGATATCTACAACAGCAAGCCGCCGACGCTGATTACCGCTGACTGGCTCAACACGATACAGGGCGAGATTGCCAACGTCATCGTGTCGGCCGGGATTGCGCTCGACAAGGCAAACAGCGCGCAACTGCTCGCCGCGCTCCAAACGATGTTCGCGGGCGCGGGCGGCGCCGTCGCCTGGGCGACGATCACCGGCAAGCCGAACACCCTTGCCGGATACGGCATCACAGACGGCCAAATCAAGCTCGGCTTTACGCCAGTTCAACAGGGAACGGGCATCGGGCAAAGTAGCAACACGGTCAAAATCGGGTGGGCCGCTGGTCGCGGCGTATTAGTCACGGTGGACTCGACCGACTTTGGTCCGATGGTTTTTCAGAACGACCTGCAACCGCTGCGGGATATGGATGCGCAGCTTGTCAACAACGCGGTCTTAGCCAATGAATACGCGGATGGAATCAACGAAAAGGCCGACGCTGCGATCGCCAACGCGAACACGCGCGCGCCGATCCGCAACCCGAACAACGCGGGTTTCGGGTATGTCGTCAGCGACGGGAACCACAAAATCACGATCGACTGGGACAGTAACAGCAGCTTTTGCAATCTCTACGTAGACACGAGTTTTCAGGGGGGGGTGATACACACCAACAATATTCAAGCGGAGATGAACAACCGCATAGGCGCCGCGAGTGCAGCAGGCATCGCCGCGAATGGGCTAGGTTCGTACGCGATATCGAATAAGGCCGGTGTCGTTTTCGGGAACCTGTATTCGGGCGCGGACCTGAGTCTAGCGGCGGGGACATGGCGCTGTATGAATTCGACACAGACTCAAGGCGGATTTTGGGTCGGGCTCTTTCATCGCATTGCATGAGCATAAGCATGAACGCGAAGATCAAAAGCACGAAAGCGACGCGGTCTAGCGACGCTGCAACGAGGTATGTGCAGCCGGGCGACGAAGCCGCCGCCGCCGAAGCCGCCTCCGCCGATGAAGTCGAGCCGCCGACGCCGGTCTATTCGACCGTGACTGATCCGGTATGGGCCGACGCTGGGCATTCCCGCATCGACTGTCAGGTGCAATTCATTCACCTGTCCGAGCCAGCGCCGTTCACGGCATCGCCGGTTGATAGCACGGCGCACGGTCGCGAGATATTCGAGCGATGCGCGGCGGGGGAATTCGGTTCCGTCGCCGAGTATGTTCCATCGGGCGACGAACTCGCCGCGGCGCGTGACCGGCTGATGGCGGCGGTCAGTCGAGACATTACGATGCTGGCCGAGTCGATCGAATTCGGCATGGCGGACAAGGGGGACGACAAGCGCTTAGAAGCGCTGCGGCGTTACCGCGTGGCGTTGTATCAGACGGACCTGTCCGACCCCGCAACGGTCAGCTTGCCGTCGCCGCCCGAGTCATGAAGGCGTGCCTTCTGCTCGCGCTCGTGCTGACGCTGCTATGCGCGCTCGCTGTTGCGGGCTGCACGCTCATCTACATACAAGGCGATAACAACTACGTCAGCGACGCGGGCGGGCATGGTGGCGGCGTGGCGCTGCGCACCGCGCCGCTGATTGATACGTGGCAAGATCAGGCGAGCCCGCGCAACGACAAGTAGGCGGGCTCACGCACGCGTCGTCATTGGCAGTGACGACGCGGCGAGGTAGTTCGTGGATCAGTGCTGCGATGTATCGATCTGCAGCAGCTGTTCTAACGCGGCTAAATCGACGATAACGCTCGCGGCGGCTGCCGCAGGTGCGGACTCGACGCCTTTTGCGACACTCTCGCCTTCGACGCTGCGCGGGCCTTCCGCAAGGTCCTTCAACGACGCTTCCACTGCCTGTTCAGACGTTGGCTCCTTCTTTCCTTCTGCCGCCTCAGGCGTCGTGACGTTGTTCATGAAGCGTTCGAACGCCATATCATCCGCACTGCGGTCGTGCAGCAGTTCCGCATAAGACATCTTGGACGTGATCGACTTTGGAGTGGGCGCCGCTTCTTCCACGATCGCAGCGCTCTGCGGCATAAGGAGGGATCGGGGCGCGGCGTAGTCTCCGATATAGCCGGGCTCGCCGGGGAAGTGAACTTCAATGTCCGGTTTCGGCAGTTCGCCCGGTACGAGTGGCTGCGGAAAATACACCATCGAGTAGTTATAGCCGTTGCTGGATGTCCAGCCCGAAGGCGAGCCGGTTCCACCAGACGACCCACCGCCCGAGGGGGTCGCGTCAAAGTGCGGGAAGGCAAGCGGCGGCGCATTCAGCGCGCCGTAGCTACTACCGTGAACCCCTGCCCAATAGGCGCCGTTATTCGCACCCTCATAGGTGGCCGTACCGAGGCCGATAGGCCCGCCCACGTTCCAATCACCGTGAACCTTGACTTTCAGTTGCCACACTTCTTGAACGAAGTTGCCGTCGGTGCGGAAATAATTGTGATCGCCGTTAATGTGGATTTCCGACCCCTTGACCTTCGGACCGAGAATAATCGTGCAGTTCGAGCCGTTAATGGTGCTCCCGGGCGCATCGACGTACACGGTTGAGTTAGGCGACGCATGGATGACGCCGCGGTTGCCCGTAACCGTGTTGTTTGTGCCGGAAAGATGAATGTCGCCGTTATCGGCGAGCACTGCGTTATTGTTCCCGGTAATCGTTGCGCGGAGGCCAGGTTGCGAACATCGAATGATTTCCCCATCGGCGTGAATCGTCGTGTCGTTCGCAGATATGTCAACCGTGTTGCCCTTGCCGTTGATCGTCGCAGACGCGCCAGCCTTTTGCATCTTCACCAGTGCGCCGCTATTGTGTTGCAGGTTTACAGTGTTGCCAGTGCCGTTTAGGTTTGTCGCCGATCCGGGCCGGGAATTGATGGTATTGGCATCTCCCGAGACGTTAAGCGAAGCGCCATCGGCCGAGACGTTCAGCGTATTGCCGTTCGACGTGATCGAATCGCCACTGCCGAGCACGCCGATGGTATTGCCCTTGCCGTGTACGGTCCCGCTCGAATTCGCGCCGAAGTTCACCGTTGCGGAACTGTTGTCAGTCAACCACACGATGTTGCTTGCACCGGTTACGCCGGTCGTCGTGCGCGCGTTCGCAGAGATATCGTTGTTGTCGCCGACCACGTTAGTTCTGGCTTCACTTTCCAAACGAACAATGTTGCTCGCACCTTTGACGTTGGTAGTGGAGTACGCCTTCGCGTTGATGACATTACTGTTGCCAGTAATGCTTGTGGTGTAGCCGCCTGCCCCGAAATTGAAGGTGTTATCGTTCGACGTGATCGAATCGCCGTTACCGACGACGCCGACCGTATTGCCCTTACCGAGCACGGTGCCGCTCGAATTCGCGCCGAAGTTCACCGTTGCGGAACTGTTGTCGATCAACCTCACGATATTGCCTGCACCGCTTACGCTGGTTGTCGTGCGTGCGCTCCCGGAGATATCGTTGTTGTCGCCGACCACGTTCGTCTTGGCGTCAACCTGCATTCGAACGATGTTGCTCGCACCATTGACGTTGGTGACGGAGGCAGCGCTTGTATTGATATTGTTGTTGCTGCCGTTGACGGTTGCATCCCGAACGCCCAGATCGAAGTTCACGACATTGCCGTTCGATGTGATCGAATCGCCACTGCCGAGCACGCCGATGGTATTGCCCTTGCCGTGTACAGTGCCGCTCGAATTCGCCTTGAAGTTCACGATCGAGCCACTATTGTCGGAGAGGCGAACGACGTTTGAGGCGCCGGTTACAGACGTCGTGGATCGCGCCTTTGCTGAAATATCGTTGCTGCTGCCAATAATGCTAGCAATCGTGCCATCAGCGGCAAACGTGAATACGTTGGCGTCCGATTTTACGACTTGGTTCGAGCCGTCCAAATTGATTGTGTGACC